ATAGCGAGAAGAGCCTGGCAGATCTGCTTGCGATTGTTGATGCAGAAGTCTTGCCGCCTGGCAAGCGTCTCAGCTTCACCCCTGATTCGCTCCAGCTCGCGATCGAAGTATGCGCGGCGCTCGACTAGCACCCGCACGGCTTCATCGTTGTCGACTGTTTTGGGCTCCCCCATATCTGGACTCCTTTTCTAGTGCTCCAAGGCACTCCGGTTGGCGATGGTAGTAACGAGACGTTGGAGACAGGACGGCCCGGCTCCAGCACGCCCGGCATGGTGTAACCAGAGGATACGCGAGAACGCGCACTACACGCCAGCCAGGACAGCCTGGCCTACAGGGCATGGTCGGCTTGATCATGGGAAGCGCCGTTTCTCGATATACTCGGCGATCAGGGTGTCGCCCCGCCCGCGGAACCACGCGCAGATAAGGCCGGCGTCGTTGTAGCCCAGCCCTTCCACCAGCGCGTCGAGCTTGGCGCCTGATCCGTCCTGAGTGCTCGTGTAAAGGTTGACGATCTTGGTAACCGTAACGTTCAGGTGATCGGGTAGGTTCATGGGAACGGTAGCTCCTACCCCTCGTAAGCGTGATATTGGTCCTGGGTAACCGAGTCCGTAACGCAACCATACCAGTTGGTTGCCGCGTTGCTGGGCTCGGGGCGTAGCTTCAGCTGAAGCGCGTCCGCTGCAGCGAAGTGAGCATCGCTTGCCGCATGGTCGTACGGCACGATCAGACGTTGCCCTGTTCGGAGGTCAGTGGCAATGATGCGACTCCCGCGGGAGTCGGTTGGGCCCTTGTAGCGCGTTCGAATGATTCTCAGCATTGGGTAATCTCCTATCGTTGGCTATCGTCGCGGCGCACGACCGGGGTTATGCGCCGGGCGATGGTCAACGGACTCGGAGCTTGCCCAGCAAGTCGAGACACCGATCGGCTTGACGCTGGATCTCGGCGTTCAGGTCGTCCAGTGCCTCTTGTCGCAAGCCGTGTTCCTCGATGCATTCCTGAACTTGCTTGTCAACGTTGGCGCCGCTACCCGGCTCGAACGAGCATGCTCCGAGCCCAGCCGTCCCCACGATACCTTCCCAGGTGGCCGTTACTTTGACGTAGCACCACGCCTCGATGAAACCCCGATCGAGGCTGGCCAGTATCTCGTCTTCACATTGCTTATCGAATGCAGGGTCGTCAGAGGCTATTGCGTTACCCCTGACCTCTAGTTCGTCCTGTTCGACGCTCACCTCGAACGAGACCTCCGAGGCTTGGAGCTTGCGGATCTTGAGAGCTTTCATCGGGTAACCTTTCGTTTGACGTAACGGATCGTGCGTCCAATGGCAAAGCAGACGCGATAGAGGGCTCGATGCCAAGCCTCGATGCACCACGCAATGGCTTGGCAGAACATCTCGGTGAATAAGTCGACCGCGATAATGAGCCCTGCAACCAGCAACGGGATTAGCGCCAGCATGACTAGTGCGGCCGCGATTGCTACGACCAACCACATTAGTCGTTCTCCGGATATTCGCCGCGTTGCTCCGAGATCTCGCAGTACTGAGCGCCTAGATCGGCCGGCTTGCGAAAGTAGTAGATACCATCGGACCGGAGCGCCGCCTTAGCGCGCTTCAACTCGCGACCAGACAACTGGTCCTCGAATACCGCCAGCACGCAAGCGATAGCGTCGTCTCGTGTCCGAGCCGTGCCTTGGTTGTCATAGAGGCAACCCGACATGCCGGAACCGTAACTGTAATGTGTGGCCTCGTACACAAGCACCGAGTAACGGTGCTCGGAGTCGATATAGACTTCCACGGGAACGTTCAGAGTGGCGCATGAGTCAGTCTCCTGAAGCATCTCCAGTACCGACTCCGGATCGAGCACCTTGCCCGGACACTGCCAAAGCTCGCGCGCCATTGCATTCCACTCAGTGGCCCGCTTTTCTTTCATGACACACAACGCGCTATAGACGCTATAGGGCTCGCCTTCCGCATTGAGAGCAAGGTCCGAGCGATCGTAGGGCTCGCCTTCGGCAAGAAAGAACTCTGGAGAGAATGAGAGAGAGAACGACATGGGGTGACTCCTAGTGGTTGGGTAACGACCAGTGTTGTTGGCCACCTTAGCGGCCAACTGCAACGGACGTTAACGGGTGATATCGACCACGGGCCCATCGTCGTAGTGCCGTTCGGCAAGCTCCGAGATGAAAGACTTCAGCTCAGCACGAGTCGGATCTTCGAGGGTAATGCACCACTCATCCGAGCCGATGTAGCAATCCTCGCATTCGGTAAGATCAGCGAATGCCTGCTGCTCAGCGTCCCAATAGGGTTGCATCGCATCGGAGTCTGACCAGTCAATGTCGTCCGGGATAGGCCAGGCCAGGCCTAGTTCCTCGCATGTCTCAGCCATCAGTTCATCGAGCAACGGGTCGCGCTTGTCAGCACCGTTGCCCTTCTTATGAACGAGTCCGGGCGCGTGTTCGCACAACCAGTCCGCCGCCTCTTCTAAGGCGTCCTCTAGGTGGCCCCACACGAGCAGATGGATCGGGCTGTGCCCGAACGAGAGAACGAAGCGGTGTTCTTTCCAGTCCCGTTCTGACGGGTTAACGATTGTGAGCGGTGCATGCATGATGGGTAACCTTTGGTTGCTGGTGTTCAGGCTCGCTAGCGCCGATGGTACGACGCTAGCTGGCCCGGACGCTAGCGGCTCAGATCCATTCGAATCCGAGGATGCTCAGCACACAAGAGCACCACGACCCAGCGTCCTCTGACGGGCAACCGTCACCACGACACGAGCCGTCGCCCGGACACTCGTCGCTGTGTTCGCCGGCTTCCCAGGTCGCCAGCTGTGTTTCCAGCTGGCGCCAAAGCTCCGATGCATTGAGAGCATCGTTCCCAATGAATGGATCGTTGCCGAATTCAAACTTGCCGGTATCGGCGCACACCGCGTCGAACGCGCGCCTGAAGTCAGTCTCGATAGGCATAACGCCATAGGACATGCTGGTGTGGGCGCGGCACGGCGAACCGTGCTTGCGATACTCGCGAGCGTAGGAGGCGAGCGCGCTATCAGACGGGCGGGAATAGAGCTTGCGGGGCATTGGGTAACTCCTGGTTGGTTGCTTGCGGGCAGACTCCCGAGCATGCCTTGCGGCACGATCGGTGGTACGACCGTTAGCGCGACACCTCGACGCAAACCTTCCCGTCGATCACGACCATGCGACCGTCGGGCAGATGCTCGACACGAGTCGAGCCCTTGGCGTAGGTACACACCAACTGGCGTTCGGCGATGATCTTGTCAGCGGTCGTCTTGTGAACCTTGCCCCGATGCAAGGTCTCAGCATGGGCGCTAGTGGCCAGCGCCAGCACGATGGTAGCGATGATGGCGATGATGATGGCAGCGGCGATGTCTCGAATGAGGCGATCCATGGGCTTATGACTCCTAGTAATGACAGTGGGCGTGAGTTGGCCTTAGCCGGCGTAGTTGGCGCCGTAGGGATAGCCGGCGGCGGCATTCGAGGCGATGCGGGCGCGCTTGGTTGCTTCCCTGGCCGCACGGCGCTTGGCAAGGCTGAGCAACTCGATGCGAACCGAGTAGATGGCACGAGACTCGGTGTCGATCGCGGTGCGGGCCAGCATGCTGAGGGTGCGACCGCGACGAATGAAGGCAACGGCGTTCATGGGTAACTTCCTGGTGTGGGTTGGCCGATAGTGGCCAGCTCGATGCGCCGTTGGTTGTCCAGCGGCGCACTAGAGCCGGACGCTAGGGCTCAGATGGTGAGTGCCTCGATGCAAGCGATGCGACGGGCCGCCTCACGCAAGATGGCAATGACTTGAGCCGAGCCATCGCCATCCGGGCCTACCTCGGCGTCGTACGCGGCGACCAACGCCAGCACGGCCTGAGAGGTGTAGGTCGCGTTGCTGCCGAAGGTCAGCTTGCGAGCTTGCGCCACCACGTCATCGCCCGGCTCTTCTAGCGCTTCGTTGGCGCACTCGATCACCTGCTCGCCAGTGGCCGGCGTGTCGTAGACGACGCCTTCGAAGCTCCAATCGCCATCGGTGAGCACGACACCAGAGAGAACGCCATCGAACGCAACGGGCTTGGACATGGGCTTGACCTCGGGGTAACGCGGCGACCGATGCGGCGCCGTCACCAGTCAAGCTAGCACCAGCCGTTATCCACGCCAGCACGGTTAGCGCGATAGCTCGCCATAACGGGACGCCGAACGTCTTTCGGCCTGCCATGCGTCGCGATATGAGTTATCCGTACGCCAGCGATATGTCCCATCGCAGCTCGCATGCCAGTCGGCAGCGATAGCCTGCCCGCCGGTCTAATCTCGGGAGGCAGGGCTACCTCTAAACGCCTAGCCCTACGCCAACGGAGCTCAGAAGGCCTCTGTTCTCAGCCGTTGTATCGCCTCGACTTATCCGTAGCGCTAAGCCAGGCGACACCGAAGGGGTCCGAGGCGCTTTCGGGCACCCGCGTGCGGGAGGGTACAGGCAGGGTCGGGGCCGAGCCTGCCTCGGGGGGCCGGGCAGGCCGAATTTCAAGTCGACTGGTTTAAGTCATATCCGTGGGCCATGGATAACACGGAGAGGAACACCCATCGTCTAACCCATCGACTTCCCCCAAGGGATTGGGTGAAGTCTTCCCCTCTGCTCTTAGGGGGAGCCGTTAGACGACTTCTAGGGAGGACCAGTAGTGGGGTAGAGCCAGCTGGGGGACGAAAGGAGCTCCCTTGCCCAAGGTGCCCTGCGTGGACGCTCTGATATAAAGGAGCGATTAGCGACCCAAGCCGTCTGCTTGCGTTTGGATATCGGCAGCGATATCCTACTGGCCCCCGGCGCTGTTCGACTCGCCAGCTCGCCTCCAGCTCCGGGGATACCTAAGGGGAACGCTATAGGCAACCGCGTTTTTATGCAAGAAAAAACGCAAAAGCACCAATGGTTCCCCACACTTGACCCCCACTCCCAATCAGGAGTCCAACTAGGACTTTAGTTACAACTAAGCCTTTAGTTTTGGCGGGTGGATCCAGTTGAGATGGCGGTACGTGTAGCCCTTCTGAGCGTTCCAGATGACGATGTACGGCACCTGGTAAAGCGTCGACCATTGCCTAGTCGTCAGCCTTTCTTCGTTGCGACGGAGCCTGATAACGGCCTCGTCTGAGAGGCTTCTTCTGCCCTTGGCTTTGACTGGGCACTTGAGCTCGATTCCGTCTTCAGTGCGGTTGTAGGCCGTCTCCACGGCTGTCTCGGCCGCATTCTCTCCTGCTTGTACGCATTGAACGCCTCGTCCGGATCCTCCGTGCGCCGGTACAGCGCCATGAACCGATCCCACTTCGCGAACGCCCGCTTCTTCCGCTTTGCCATTGTGGTTAGCCATTATCCATGGCATTATACCTAACGTAAACGGTGCTGACGAAGAAAACGCAGCCCTTGCCGAGCGCGGATTACGCCAATGATTCGCGCCGCTTGGTCAACGCTGAACGGAACACGCTCCCCTTCTCTGCCGAGTGTACCCAGGCTCCATCGCTCGATGCCCAGCTCGCGGCAGACCTCTTCTACCTTACCCGTGCTCGTCCCGAGCCACCGAGCGAGGTGCGTAGCGTAGATGCCGATAGGCCTCGTCTTCCTGTGATTCATAACGCCTTCTTCGTTCCTGGGAAGGTTCCCAGCTTGAACGAGTTGTTAGATGCGCGCGGGCGCAGCACTCCGCGGGTCGCCTCTATCATTATGAGGCACCTCCCGAAGAAGGGCAAAGCCCCCGGTATCCGGCATGATGCCTACAACGACATCAAACAGGAATGGAAGAGACGAACAATCGGCGCCATCGGCGCTCCTTTCGTCCGGGTGAAGCACGCTTACTTTGGTTACGTGATCATCGAGAGCGAGAGAAGGCGCGACCCGAGCAACATCTGCGCTACCGCTATCAAGTTCATTGAGGACGGCATCGTTGAAGCGGGCGTGATGCCCAACGATGGGTGGGGGAACGTCTTGGGCATACGTGTTCACTGGCTTCATCGGGAGAAACATCGCCCTGGAATCTACGTCGTGATGTCCGATGTTCGGCTCACGGAAGAGCAACTCGAAGCGGAATACGAAGACGCTCACTTCATGGCTACCGTTTGATGGACGACGTCAACCATCCAAAGCACTACACGAGCCATCCGACGGGCGTTGAGTGCGTCGACATAGCAGAGCACCTGTCTTTCAACCTCGGGAACGCCATGAAGTACATCTGGCGAGCTGGGTTGAAGACTCCGGACGCCATCAAGGATCTCAAAAAGGCCGAATGGTACGTCCAACGCGAGATCAAAAGGCTTGGGAAGCTCCATGGTCAAGTCGATTACTCAGAAAAACAACGAGAAGTTGGTCAAACAGTCGCTGACGGAGCTCGAAAAGCTTCGGGATGAGCTTCCAACTGACCTCTTGAGGGCCGCTGAGGACCGAGTTCTCAAGCAATCGCTCGCCGTTCTCGAAGGAATCGTCGACTTCGCCGAGTTGGGCTTCGATGAGAAGGGCCAAGTTGACGAAAACCAGATTCCCTTCGCCTGGCACCAGCTCTCTGACCATGAAAAGGCGCGAAAGATTCGCCTTGCTCGCTTCGGAATGATGCCTTCCGCCGATATTCCTCACGGAGCGAAGGTTGCGCACGCCGCAGCCATCGGAATCATCAAGGCGAGAGCCACTGAGAAGTCGGGAACGCGGGTTTTGAACCTCGAAGTGTCGAGTTTCCCTGCTCCGGCCCCTCTCACGCAAGGAAACGAGGTGGTCGATGCCGAATTCGAAGTCGTCGACATCGAGTGAGGACGAGCTGGAGCTCAATTCGAGCCTTCTCTTCCACCTTCTCTCCTTCATCCACCGCGACACGGGCCAATACACGACCCTTGCCGGCTACCAAACGAGTGTAGACGAGGCGGTGAAGGTGATTGGTCAAGAAAGGGCCGAGCTCAGGGCCCTCCGTCGCACCAGAAAGCTCCGCAATGAGTGAACCACCGCCGAAACTCGGTACCTATCTCCGCCACAAGCAGACCGGCGATGCCGCCAAGGTTGTCTTGCATGAGGGGAAGATGGCCATCAAGCCCGATCTGCCGGGCTCGCCTGTCTTCTACCCCATCAGCCGCCACATCGAGTTCCAGGTCGAGGAACACCCCACCAAGTTGCCTCCGGGCAGCTGGGCACGGGTTGCCTACGATGCTCACCGCGCGCTCTGTGAGGTTCATCCCGAGTTCAAACGGCAGCCCGAGTGGAATAGCCTCCATCCTCAGCTGAAAGCTGCCTGGATCGAGCGTCGAGCCAAGTTCGACAACGTTCTCCAGCTGGAGCTGTACAACCTCATCGTCGACTTCTTGGACAAGAAGACATGAGCCACAACCCCAAGTGGCTTCCCTTTCTTCCCGATGGTCGAGCTTGGGAGTTCGTTTCCTATAAGGGCCGTTGGCTTGGTGGCGTAGCCAGGGCATATCATGGCTGCTTTATAGCGACCAAGTTTTGCTGCGGCGGGATGCGAGAGTTCCCCTTCATGTCTGACGCCGCCCGGTACGTTGAGACCACTCTCCATTGCACGGAGTGCAAACGCTCATGCCTGGCGCCCGCGTCGAACTAGCCAACCCGAACACCTATGCCTCGCCCACCGAGTACATCGAGCAACACCTTGCCCCGATCGTTGCCGAGCTACATCGAGTCACCAATGAGCTCATCGCGCCTGGTTCCTCTTCAGGCGAAGAGTGGTCAATGGATATGGTGCCGAGTGTCCGCGGAGCCTTTTCTCCGCTGGATCGGCGTCTCGACGAGACACCAAAACATGTCGTGTTTGACGGTGCCACATATCAGTCGATTCCGAAGGAGCTTCTTCGTCGGAAGCAACTGAAGGTCCAGCTATCAGCCATCGTGTACGTCAAAGGCAGAGGCGATGTTCTCTTCCGTCTCGTCCGCGATGACGGCCAGGTCGTGGCGAACAGTCACATGAACTCGTGCTCCACCGAGCCCGAAACGATAACGCGAGCGCTTCCCTTCAGCGATGCGCCGAATGCTGTTGCACCGAAACAACATACGTACATCATTGAGGGCAAGGGACTCGACGCAGCCGCCATTCCGGTGTGCCGGCGTTTTTCGATGTCCTTCATCTATGTGTGATGTTCATCGCGGTTGTCGTTGGATGTCTGATCGCCTTCGTGATCCTCTGTTGGATTATGTGGGATGAGATTGAGCGCGTCGTTCGCTGGCAACGCAAGCAACACGACCGCATCAGCAAGCTCGAAGTGCATGAGCGCGACCAGGACAACATGCTGATGTCCCATGACTCGCGCCTAGATCGCCAGCACACGTCGCTCCGGATGATTCGGGGTGACCTCAAGGAGCTCGGCAAAGACGTTGGTTGGGGCGATGACAGGACCAAGACGAAGGCCCTTCCGCCCGATGACGAGCCTCCGCCCGATGCGGCTTAATCGATGACAGCTACGACTGCGATACCGAGAAGCGCCAACTACACGCCGTCCGTGTGGGGATCGAAGTTTCATGCAAGACGAGAACAAGAAGTATTCGGAGCAGGAGCAGCTGGACCAGGAAAGGCTCTCTCAATCGAGACGCTGGTCCCAACTCCTAGAGGGCTTACCAGGCTGGAGGATGTACGGCCCGGGGATAGCGTTTTCGGCATCACCGGAGAGCAAGTTGAAGTCCTTGCATCAACTACTGTCCAGCTCGACCGACCCTGTTACGAGCTCACAGTCCACGGCCAAACCATCGTCGCAGACGCCGAACATGAATGGGTAACGACTGGTGACCATCGATTCGCCATCAAGACGACTCGGGAGATTGCGGATTCGGTCTTCACTATCTCCCTCCCGGCGGCTGGCATTGCGGACTTCGGCCCAGCCAAGCCGCTTGTCGTCGACCCCTATGTGCTTGGCGTCTGCCTCGTCAAAGGGCAGCCCAAGGATAGGAGCAAGTTCACCGGATGGGACCTTGAGCTCTACTCGCTCATGCGGCAAGTCGGTTACACTCTCGACGAGGTCTCCTTTAGGGTTAGCCGGATTAGAGAGCGCCGAGATGACATTAACCGCCTTATCCCAGAACGTAATCGTCGCATTCCTTGGGAGTATCTGTCTGGCTCTTTTAATCAACGAATGGCTCTCGTTGAAGGTATCATGGACGGAGCTGACGGTACGGGGCCAACTGTTGACGAGCCTGATCTTCCTTTCCTTGCTGACTTTCTTGCTCTTTGCGCTTCAGTGGGTCTTGGTCCTCAGCTTCGCAAGGGCTATCGAAACGGACATGGAGTTGGACACTACGTCTACATCCAGAGCCGACAGTATCGATGCTCTCGACGACATGCCGGTCAACCTCACCAGAAGAAAGAGCGAATCCGTTACGAGATAGGAAACATCCGGCGGTGCCCGTCAGTTCCCGTCAAGTGCATCCAGGTGCAAGGCGGAACGTACTGCGTGACTCCTGCCTTTATCCCCACGCACAACTCGATGGTGCTGCTTGCCGACCCGCTGGAGCAGGTCTGGGTCGAGCAGCTGCGGTGCATGCAGGATGAGACGAAGATCCCGGCTGAGTTCCCCGAGGATATTCGCCAAGCCATCCTCAACAATCCTCTGCGTTGGGGGTACTCGGAAGGTTGGGCTCTTCACCTCCGCCGAACGCTGACACGCCTCGGAGAGACGATCGAACGTGCTCACCGCATGTTCCCTCTCATCGACCCTGACGTCGATTGGAACGAGAAGAAGAGCATCTTCACCTTCTCCAGCGGCTTCAAGTACCAGTTCGGCCACTGCAAAGACCGCAACGACCACACCAATTACTTGGGCCAGCAGTACAGCTGGGTCGGCTTCGATGAGCTGATCGAGTTCCTGGAGAAGCAGTACCACGCCATCTGCGCTCGTTGCCGCTCCGGTGACAAGGTGCTGATGAAGATGCTCAAGCGCCGCGCGATGAGCAACCCGAAGCTCTCCGACGCCAAGGGTGAAAGCGTTGAAGTCGATGACCCCATGTGGGTACGTCGTTACTTCGTCGACCCGGCTCCCGAGGGCAACAAGATCCTCCGGCGCAAGATTAAGCTCAAGGACGGCTCAATCGAGAACTGGGACAAGCTCTTCCTTCCCGCAACTCTCTACGACAACCCAGACAAGGACTTCGTCCGTCAGTATGAGATTGAGTTACGTAGTCGACCTAAGCACATCCAGGATGCTTACCTACACGGCAAGTGGGACAGCGTTGTCGGTTCCTACTTCGAGCACTCTTACAATCCAGACATCCATCGCTGCCGACCCTTCAAGATCCCCCAACACTGGCCCATCTTTCGAAGCCTCGATTGGGGATATGTTTCTGAGGGCTGCCTTGGCTACTACGCCTTGGACCCTGCGTTAGACATTCTCTACAAGTTCTGGGACTGCGTCTTCAAACGCAAGAAGGTGGAGCAGGTAGTTGCCACCATCATCAAGCCCTTCGAGAACGCCAACAAGCTTTGGAATCCCTTCAGCGGGTCCATGGTCTACGGCCCCGCAGACACACAGATCTGGGAAGAAAGAGGAGAGAGCGCCCTTTCAAAATATCAAGAGTTCGTGCAGAATGGAGTTGACTGGTGCTACGCGGACAAGCGCTCGCGCGAAGACAACGCGCAGAGAGTGCATGAGCGTCTAGTTGCCCACGAGAACTTCAGCAGGCCGCCCAAGCTGATCTTCTTCGAGAACTGCAAGAGCTCCTATCAGGTGGTCTCTGCAATGCAGACGGACCCGAACAAGCCAACCGAGCCGATGAAGGGTGGCTTCGATCATCCGTACGACGAGACGTCCTATGCGTGCGCGTACATCCAAGGTCGCGTCATCGATCCCCCCAACTACAAGGGCCGAGTCGTCGAGAAAGACGAAGACGAGTCTCCAGACGTAAGTCGTGGCTCGTTCGGTTACTGGCAAGGCTAATGGCTACAAGGACTCGACAGGAGCGCCTTGAGGAAGCCGCCAGAGATTCGCTGACCCTCTGTCTCATGGCTTACATGGGCAACTGTGGCGAGCGCCAGGCCTTGAGGGGAATACGCGAGTTGCTGCTTCCTCTGTTTCCTCCCGCCGAAAAGGTCGACAATGGATAGTCTCAACATCGAAGTGTTCGAAGACCCACAGCAGGACCCTGGTTACATCGACGATGAGCTCGAAGAGCAGCCTCAGATGCCAGAGGACGAGCAGCCTCTCGTTGTCGACCCCAACTCGAAGAACCTGGTTGCCGACCTGGAGCAGACGGACGAAGGGAAGAAGTTCCTCAAGCGTCTGGTGAACGAGATCCATGATGAGTTTATGCAGGCGTGGGACAAGAATCAGGCCTATCGCGAGAAGGTGGCGGAGCAGTGGCGAGTTCTTTTCTGTGACCTACCTCCAAAGCAGAAGCCGTTTGAGCATTGCGCGAACGCCGCTATCCCTCTGGCTCTACAGAACATCGTTCGCCTTACGAACAAGATGACCACCGAGGTGTTCGGCGATTGGTGCGAGCCTTTCAACTTCTTGCCGACGCATCCCGAAGCCGAAGCCGTTGCGCCTATCTGCACCCAGCACTCCAACTGGCAGGTGCGCGCCAAGATGAAGGGCTTCAAGCGCCAGATGAAGCGCGCCATCCTCATCTTCGCTGTCTCTGGTGATGTCGCCTGCCATTCCTACTACGACCCGGTTACCCGCAAGAACGTGCACGACGTCTTGACGTGCGACGACTACGTGACGCCTTACGCTCACGTCTCGGTCGAGCCGGACTTCTCGGACATCCCCTGGATTGCTCGCCGGTTCCCCTACTACAAGCACCGCCTCAAGCAGATGGCCAAGCGTGCTGGTTGGGTGAACGTCGAGAAGGTTACCGCCTACGACGCTCCCGAGTACACGAACGGTCAAGTCGAGACGACCCTTCGCGATACCGTTGCCGAGTTCATGGGCGAGGATCCCTTCGGTCAGAAGAAGGGCGAATACGAGATCATCCAGTACGAGGGATGGATGGAGCTGCCCGGCATCGAGGACGAGCTCTACTGCCAGCTCATCTTCGATCTCTGCTCCAAGGTGCCGCTCAAGCTCACCGTGCACATGAGGGAGCCGCACGAAGAGAAGCTCCGGTTCCAGATGCAGTCACAGGAGCTCCAGCAGTACCAGCAGCAGACGATGCAACTGCAGTTGATGCAGCAGCAGAAGGAGCAGCAGCTTGCGACCATTACCCAGGCGCTCGACACGATGCCGCAGGACAGCACCGAGATCGGTGGCATGGTCCAGCAAGCCCAGGCGATCAACGGCCAACAGCTCCCACCACCACCGCCTCCGCCGGCTTGGATGGCTGATGGTCAGATGCAGCCTGAGCCCGCTCGTAAAGACCCTATCCTCATGTTCTCGCATGGCGTCTGCCTGGAGCCTATTCTTGGGAACTTGGGCGTGGGACTCGGTCGCATCGACGGCCAGCTCAACCTTGCGGCCAACACCGTCTGGTCCATGTTTCTCGACGCGAGCACGCTTGGCAATGGCAAGACGTTCATCACGGCTAGCAATGTGGACTTCGCTAGCCCATTCCGCATTGGCCCGGGTGTCATCAACAAGGCCAAGAACATCATGCCCTCCGACTTGCAGAACGGCATCATGCCGCTCGACTTCGGAGCAGCCAACCCGCAGCTAATCGAAGCCGCCGACCGCTTCATGCAGTTCGGCGAGCAGTCGATGGGCACGAGCGAGATTCTCGCTGGTGAACCTGGCAAGAGTGGCGAGACGGCACGCGGTTTCCAAGGTCGTGCCGAGCAAGCCAACTCGATGATGAAGGTCCCGACGATGGCGTTCGGCGACTTTGCCATCCAGGTGATGAAGAACAACTGCAAGCTCAACGCAGTGTTCTGTGGCGATGAGGAGATCTTCTACGTCAACCGCTATAATGAGGACCTTCAGCTTCAGGCTGCACAGCTGGTACGAGTCGCTAGGGAGATGTACGATAACGAGTTCGATATCGAGCTCGTATCCGACTTGCAGTTTCGTTCTCGCGCTCAGAAGGTTTCTGAGGCTGACGAGATCGTGCAGCTCCCGAATGCTATGCCGGAGATGGCCTGGAACTACGCCTTCAAGTATCACGCCATGCGGCAAGCTCTCATCGCCCGAGGCATGCACAAGATGGCACGTACTCTTCTCGGGCCGCCGCCGCCTCCCCCGCAGAACACGTTTGGCTTGCCTCCGGGAACGCCCGGCACTGCCATTGGCCCAGAGCAGCTGATGCAGCAGAAGGTGCAAGCGCTCGTCCAGCAGGGTGTTGACCCGCGCATGGCGCAAGCTCAGGTCCAGCAAGAGATGGCGATGCAGCAACAGCAGCAGCAAGCCGCTCAACAGCAGGGCCAGCAGCAAGGCGGAGCTCAGAAGAAGGGCCCTCCGCAAGCCAAGGCCGCGTAGTTCATCCAACCGCTGAGCGGGCGTAGTGTCACGGGATGTCCGTGAACAGGGCTCGTGTCGACCCGCATTAATCACCGCTCAGTGGTTGGGTTTTAAGGAGTCACATGGTTTCCGAAAGTTCGTTGGTAGGTTCATTGGGTCAAGTTGGCGGTCGCAACAAGTTCGACGTCACACTCGTTTGGAAGAATGGCGACAAGCAGTTCTTCGAGGACGCTGTTGTCCATCACGTGGACGGCTGGTTGATGGTCCATCAGTTCACGCGCCCGGATTGGATAACCGGCATCGTTCATGGTTTTCGTGGCGACGAGGTGAAGTCGTACACGGTCAAGGCGCGCGACTGATGAGCGATCTCGACAAGATGATGGCCTTTGGCCATTGGCTCACGCTGAAGAAGGCGCAGCTCCATACCGAGCTCTTTCAGGTCAGCACCAACGCCAATCACTCAGAGGCCAAGATCCGGGTGAAGGCCGGCCATGTCGAAGCCTACACACAATGCCTCGAAGTGTTCTCGGAGCTCTATAACGGAGACCTGAACAAGTTTGAGGAGTCGTACCTTGGGCGCAAGCCCGATGAAGAAGAGGAGTCAGATGGACCTAGCCAAAGCTCTACGTGAGCACAACGAGAAGGAGAACCGCCTAGTAGAGCGGGCCCTTGTCGCAGCAAACATTGCCGATGCCCTAGAAGAGAGCCTCGCCCCGCGAGGCACCTACAAGATCCCGAAGCTGCTCGATGAGCGCCGCTTCGAGTACGGCATCCCCAACGGCTGCTTCGAACACTTCCCGTTGTTCGACAAGGTCTACATCTGGCAGCTCAACATGACTGAGCGCAAGACGTACAAGGAGGGTGGTACCATCCTCAAGCCTGATGCTCGAATTGCTCACGACCGCGCCACGGCTGCTCGCGGTGTGGTTGTCTCGTGCGGGCTTGCTGCGCTCGACTCGCTGCGCTCTGCCGGCGCTGACATCGGGCACATCGTTCGCTTCAAGAAGTACGCTCCTTTCATCCAAGAGGTGGGCGAGATCAACGGCGTGCCGCTTACGGTGATGACCCTTCGCGATGGTGACATGGTTTCCTCGGAAGACCTCGCCCGTGAGTTCCACCAGGGCATCGTTCGCATCGTCAACGTTGCGACAGAGAAAGGTGGCTATGACCATCGCTTTGAGAGAACGCTCGACGACGGGACAGTGGTTACGACGGGGCAAAAGGTCGCCGCGTATTATGACCCCTCGGTTTGACAAGAACGTCTTTCAGACGGAGTTCGGTCGCCGGCTGAGCAAGGCTCGGGTTGCCAAGAACCTGAGCCAGGACCAGTTCGCCGAGAAGGTCGGTTACCACCGACAGACGATCAGCAACATGGAGAGAGGCCTCACGTGTCCATCGCTTCTGGCGGTGTTCTTGTTCGCTGAGGTGCTCGACCAGAATCCGAAGACGTTGCTCTTCGG